GCCCCACTGGGGCTTTCATGGCTTCGCCACCGCCGAGCCTCTCAATCGCTGGCGCTTTTCTGGTTCTCTTTTGACACCAAAAGAGAACATTAGCCTTAATGCAAAAGCGCTCTGACCTGCGCGGAGCGCAAAACAATTCAGATCCTCATAAACCTCGTCTTGTCCTTCCTCGGGTCCATATCCAGCGGGTCGTCCAGCATGGGCGGCGGCTGGGTGTGCTTTGCGGCGCTGATGGGGTTCTCCATCAGCACATACCGGCACTCGTCGTAGATGTGATCCTCCTGCGTGGTGTCGATGTCCTCCACGTTACTCTCGTCGTATACGAGGTTCGGGATGGTGCGGATGAAGTGCTTGCAGGTGTTGAAGACCTGCAGCATCGGCCTGCCGTCTTCGCCGAAAGCCAGCCGATAGTGAAACTGCATCTTTCCCGCCAGCCGGGTGTGGTCGCCGGGCATCCAGTGCAGAAAATTCGGCCCCCGCTCCATCATGGCGGCGATGCTCTCGCCCCGGCTCTCGTCGAAGATGGCCGGGTCGGCCACGCCCAGGATGACCCGGCCTTTCAGCAGCGGGTCGTTCTGCTCTGCTTCCCGGATCATCCGTGCCTGCTCCATCGGGTCCTTTCTCAGGCCCTCGTTGGGTGTGCCGGTGCAGCCGTAAAGCTCCTTGATGCGGTAGAGCCGCCCGCGCTCGTCCGCTGCATACCACCCCACCGAAAACGGCTTCGAGAAACCAAAGTCGTATCCCCGCCAGATCTTCCAGTGCTCCGGGATGGGGAACGGTTCGATGACGTGGGTCCAGCGCTGGTCTTCGTAGTGGTTCGGGTCGTTCCGCCACTCGGTGAACACCTGCCCCGAAAAACTGTCCCAGTTTCCGTAGAGCAGTGCCTGCTTTTCGGCCTCCGGCAGCGAGGCCAGTGTGCCGATGTAGCCCGGGTCATTTTTCAGCAGCGCCGGGTTGTCAAAGACGGTGGACGGGATAAAAATGCGGGTTCGCCGCCGGGTGATCTCATCCCCGTCCGGCGTTTTTACCTTCACCAGCTGTACCATCCGCGTCCCGGCAGGTGCCGGACTGATAAACCGTGCCTTCACCCAGCCATGCCCTACGCCACCGGGGTTGGCCGTGGCCCGGATGTACACCCGGGTGCCGGGGCCGGAAGGGCGGTTACGGCTCATGACATAGCTGTATTCGTCCCAGGTAAAGTGAGTCAGCTCGTCCACGCCGATAAAGTCGAAGGCTTTGCCCTGATAGTTGTACTTGTCCTGTGTGTGGTTCAGGCTGCCGAAGTAGATCTTCGCCCCGCTGGGGAAGGTCCAGCAGTGGCTCGAGCCGTTGTACCTCGCTTTGGGAAACACCGGCTTGTAATACCGCATGGTCTTGTCGATGAGCTCCGAAAGCTGCGGGTAAGTCTTTCGCAGGATGAGCGCCCGGTAGTGCGGGATGTGTACCTGCCGCAGCGCCTCGATCACCAGCGCATCGCTCTTCCCGCCGCCAGCAGCGCCCCCATACAGAGCCTCGTCCTCGGTGCGCGCCATAAACGCTGCCTGTCTCGGCTGCGGCGACCAGATCACGGGCCGTCCGTTGTGGCTCTTACGTTCCATCTACCATCACCTCCGGCCCTTTTTCTTCCCGGTCCTCGGCCCCGATCTCCACCAGCGGTGGGGCATCGCCCTCGCTCTGGCTCCGGCTGGGTACCATTGCCGCAGCCTTTTCGGCCACGGTCATCAGCACGGTGGCCATCGCGGCGGCGTTCTTGTCGCTCATCACGCGCTCACCGTACCGCTCGAGCTGAGCGTCCAGCAGTTTTCGCTCTTCGCTGTCCAGCTGCCGGTCATAGCTGTCCTCGGCAGCATACAGCACAAGCCCCGTCTCCGTGGCGTCCGCCAGCTCCTCGGCGTCGCTCTTGAGCAGTGTGCCGACTGCAAAGCAGCGGGCGCGGGTGTCCTCGTCCAGTTTCCGATGGAGCTTGGCCTGTACCTGCGCGGCCCGCTGGCTCTCGTCCACACGGCTCTGCAAATAGCTCACCTGCGCCCTCGCCCCGAGGCTGGCCCGGATCGCGATCTCCCGCGCAGCAGCCTGCCGCTCTTTTGCAAAGGCGTCGCTCCGGCCGGCTTCCTCGGCCATCCACGAGCGGATGGTGCTCTCCGGCACGCCGTACCGCCGGGCTACCGCACAGATGGATCCAGACGACAGCATGGCCATCAGCACCTCGGCCCGCACCTTCGGCGGGTACTTTCGCCCCCGCCGGGTTCCCTTCACCGTGTTTTTGCAATATGCTCGCTTGGCCACCGCTCTGCCTCCCCTCTGTGGTTCTTCTCTCCCAGTCTACCGCCGCCGGAAAAGCAAAACTACTGCGGACATTTGAGAGTCAGGCAGCACAAACAGGCCGGGTCTCCCCAGCCTCATCACGCTATGCCAACGCTATAACAGCCCTTCCGTTGCCGCGTAGATGGCCACGGTGCTCAGCGCCTCCAGCTCCTTGTGGTAGTAGGTCGTCCGCCCGATGTGCAGCTTCGCCACCACCCGCCCCTCCGGCATCCCGTCCAGATACCTCAGCTCCAAAAGCCGCCTGCATACCGGGTCTTCGGCCTCGTAGTAGTCCATCGCCAGCGCGATCACACCCGCCCAGTCGCTTTTTCCCTGTCCACAAGCCCGCAGCTCCGCCCGCACCCGTCGCTTCTGCTCTCTGGTCAATCCCTCGCCGCCTTTCTTCCGCGCGCGTTAAAACGCAAAATACCGGTACTTTGTCTGTCAGGTGCGAACTTTCGCACCCTCCCGCTTCACCATCACCACATAGCAGCGCAGCTCGTCTGCGTCCCAGCCTTCTTTTTCATCGCCCGGCGCTTCCGGCTCCGGCACGACGCACCGCACGAACCTCCAGCCCGGATACCGCTGCTCCCACCAGTAGGCGTTGTCCTTGCAGTCGGTGCAGCCCTTCCGCAGCTGCTTGCGGCTCCATCGGGTGTCGTTGGGGGCGTGCTCCACCGGCAGCTGAAGGTTTCTCGTCTCGTACCACCGCATCTGCCCGTGCTTCTCGAAGTAGGTGATCAGGTCATCCAGCCTGTTTTGCAGATTTAACCGGTCGGCGTTGGCTGTGCCGAGGCTCTCCACGCTGCCGTCCGGCCAGCGCACGGCCCATTTGTCCTCCAGCAGCTGCCGAAAGTCTGCGTTCTGCCGCATGGTCAGCCCTTTGCACTCCACCAGCAGGTGATGGTGGTAGCGCCCGCTCTTTCGTCCGCAGCCGGTCAGGCCCATCACCCGCAGCTCAGCGTCTGGGCCGTACAGCTTTGCGATGGCAGCCTTCACCCGGCGGATGTAGTTGCGCAGATCTCGCTGGGCCTGCTCCATGCTCTCGGGCAAAAATCCCTCTATGTAGGTCAGGGTCAGATAAAATCCCAGCACGGTAAAGTTTGCGTTGGCTTTCTGTACCCTTCGCCGGTGTGCGTGCTGGGCGTTCCGCTTCTTCTGCCGCTCGCTGCTGGGCTTTGTTTTCTTCCCCCGCTTGGCCGCATGCTCCTCGGGCGTGATGGGGTAGAGGTCTACTTCCATGTACCCCTCTCCGCAGAGCGTTTTCTTTTCCCGGGTGTAGGTCTGCTTCACGTTGTACCCTCCTGCTGCCTTAAGCTGGTAGTGTAGTTTTCTCTTCTGTGGCCCTCACCGTCACAGAAATAACGGGTATACTAGCTCCCCAAAGCGCCCGCCCGGACGCTTTTTTATAAAAAGGATTATATAAACCGATATGCCTGCCGCCGAGCCTCCTCGGCAGCACCCATCTCGCCTTATATTTTTTGTCGAAGACGCCCCCGATGGTTTCCCATCGGGGGCTTACCTGTCTGTATTTTTATGGCCTTGCCGGCTTTCCAGCCGCCGCCCAGTAGCCGTAGGTCAGCTCCGGTCGGCCCTCTTTTTGGGCGATGGCGTTGTAGGTCATCAGGTCGTGGACGTCGTAGTCCAGCGGTGTCGGGTCCTTGATCCGCCGCAGCACCGGCAGCTTCGGCTTTTTGCTCTTCGGCTTGGGCGGCTTGTCGCTCCGGGCATTGTGCATACTGACCTGCCGCACCTCTTTTCGGCGGGTCATTTTTGCGATGCCGCGCTTTATGCAGCGCCCGCCCTGCTGGTTGTAGGCGTAGTAGGCCCCGTTGTCGTCGCCAAAGACGCCCGTCTCCCACAGCTCCCGGGACGTACCCTCGCCCATTACGTTTCCGGCTGCATCGTAGCAGGTGTAGACATTCATCGTCCGGCCTTTTTCTCCCCGCCGGGGGCTGTCCTCCGGATGCAGCAGCTCGCTGCTGATGTTGTACTTCCGGCCCATCGTCCGGTTGTTCTCGCGCTTGGCCCACTCGCTGGTGTGGTAGCCCTTCGGCACGATGCCGCTGGCCTCCAGCTCTCCGGCCCTGCCTTTTGCGAGGACTTCCCCGGTCCGGTAGTCCTTTACGGTGTAGAGATTCGCTTTGCCCATGTACTCTCCTTCAGCTGCGCCATCGCAGCCGTAGCCTTTTCTTCCAGCTTTTTTTCGCTCAGCACCCGCAGCCCGCCCTTCCCGGCCCGGCGTCCCAGCTCCTGCATCACGGCCCGCTTCAAAAAAGTCCGCTTCTGCTCTTCGTAGTCCCGCTCGCTCTGTCGGACCCGGTCTTCGTCCGGCTGATTCTCCACCATGATGTCTTCCTTCAGCGCGTCCTGCGCACACCGGCGCAGATGCTCCATCGCCACGTCCAGCCCGTCCGCGTGTCCTTCTTCGTTCACCTGCCGGTAGTTGGCCAGCGCCTCTTCTTTCAGCCGGTTCAGCCGCCCGGCGCCGAAGCCCAGCTCGTCCATGCAGGCCTTGGCGCACAGCGTCCAGACCATGCTGGCCGCCACGTTGCCCGCCATCCGCAGCTGCTCTTGCCGCCGGGTGCGGGGGCTGTGCAGCACCGGCACCCGGAAATCCGGGTCCACGCCCTCCGGCATCCAGCTGCATCGCAAAGCAAGGCTCCTGTCCGTCGAGGGCATCCCCCGCTCGTTTACCGCCATGGCTACATCCAGACTCTCCTGCCCCAGCTTTTCCGCCCGGGCCAGGATCTTGTTCAGCCGCGCCGCGCCAACGCCGAAGCTCTGATGCAGCGCGATGAGGATGCACCACCTCGTCATCTCCGCCGTCCCCTCCCGCGTCAGATCAAGCTCTGTCGTGAGGCTCATCTTGTTTTTCTTCATACCCTTTGTACTCCCTGCACTTCTCATCCCGCCCGGCGCAAGCAAGGCACCCCGGACGGGTTATCTCAAAAACATGGATGCATTGCTTTTGGTCTATCACGGTTCCCCCGTCTCCGCCATCAGGCGGGTCAGGTCTCCCAGCATCCCGCTCACGGTCTTGGAGAGGATGTTGATGGCGTCCTCCTGCAGGTCTCCCGGCAAGGCCCGCACCGTAAAGCTGGCTGCCACCATCTCCTGCTTCAGCCGGGTGTTCACCCGGCTCACCTCCGCCCAGAGCTTTGCCTCGTCCGGCGTCATCTTCCGGGCGCTGGGCCGGACAGCCCCCTTGATGAGCGCCGTCAGCTGGTGGAGCTCCTCTTCGCTCACCTCTTTGTCGTCGCTCGCTGCAGCGATGGCCCGCGCCCGGTCGCTGGGCGTCCCGGTACGCATGATGTGCTCGTACTCCTCCAGTTTCATTTCTTCTCCTTTACGCACTATGCCTGTCGTTCTTCTCTTCCGCCGCCCTCTGGCAGCTCTTCAGCTTCCGGCAGTACCGGCGCAGCTGCGCCTTCTCCGCCCGCTCGATCTCGAGCCCCCGGCCATAGCCCCAGCAGACGATGCCGCCGGCGGCCAGCAGCACGGCCAGGATGGCCGCGCCCGTCCAGCTGCCCACGGTGTCAAAGGTGACGCTGTCGCCCACCGCCGCCGCGCCGATCAGCAGCGCAGTGCCGGTCAGGTAAAGCGCCTGTATCTTCATTTTCATTGCAATTCTCCCTTCTCTGTGGTAAAATCATTCCGGTGATAGGCCCTTTCAACCTGTCACTCGGAGGCTCGTCGGTGTTCCAGCACCGGCGGGCTTTTTGTTTTTCGGGGCCTTCCTGGCGTTCCGCTGGCAGAGCTCCATGGTCTCCTGCCGCTGCTCCAGCGCGGCGTTCTTGTCGATGCGCCACAGCCTCGGCCCCTCCTTGTGGGCGGGCAGCTCGCCCCGCTGGCACATCCGCCGCACCGTCTTCGGGCAGATACCCATCAGCTCGCCGTACTGCGCCACAGTCAGATACGCGGGCAGCTGCCTCGCGTCCCAGACCTTCGCCTTCCGCATGGTCATCCCCTCCTCACAGCCACTCGCTGCAAATGGTGTCGGCCACGTGCTTTGTAAACCCCAGCAGCTCGTCTCCCCGCTGGAACATCAGCACGGCAGCGCCCACGATGGGCAGCTTACCGTTCGCCGTAACGTCCGCCGGGGCAAGCTGCGTGGCCTTCTGATTCGCCGCCTTGCACTTCAGACGGCCGTCCTCGTCCACCAGCAGCACCAGCCGGTCAGCCTCCTCCCGCGCCCAGGTGGCGTCCAGCGCCGACGGCACGGTCTCCACATATCCGCTCACCAGCTTCTGCAGGGTCTCCAGCTTCGCGCCGTCCCCCTCGTCGCACTTGAGCATAAAACTCCGGTTCTTCGCCGGGATCACGATCATGTAACGGTTCATTTCTTACTCCTCCGTATTGTCATATCCGGCCTTCTCGGCCTTCTCCACACTCATATCGTCGAACGCCCCTTCCAGCGCCAGCAGCACCCGGCGCTGTGCCGTGGGTCTCAGCCCCGCCCGCCGCATTGCGATCAGGCAGTAGCCCATGCAGGCCGCATTGCTCCACGGCCCGTTCAGATCCTTCAGCATTTCTTCCATGTCTTTCTCCTTCCTCCCGCACTCTTCGGCGGGTCAGCGGCCCGTTTCGTGGCCAAACTTTTTAAACTATGATACAATACCCCCAGAAAGGAGGTGATTGTCACGTCTTGTGTAATCGATTTCCATATTCGCTGCCCTCAGCACTTTTCCTTTGAACAACCACCCTATCATGTGTCTATTGCATGGGTCGAAACGCCCGATACTCCCGAACCATTTTTCACGTACCCGGGAGGTTGTGGCGGCTACCGGGATTGTTATGAGTGCAGATGGTGCCTGCGGACTGTTCAAGAAATGTTCACTCGTGGCGAGATCAGCTTTTATTGCGACCCTCGTTCCGTTTATGGAACATATCATGTAAAGCTCAATCAGATAATTTGTCCTCGTCCCGCAGGACCCGTTTCAGACCTGCCTTGACTGCCTGAGCCAGTTTCTTCCGGTACGTCCTGTCTTCCCGCTGCCACGGGTTGTTCATGGAGCCGTACCAGAAATTCAGTGCGTAGCAAAACTCGTCCAGTGCAGCACAAAGCGGGTCTTCTTCCCGAAATACGGTGGTCGTGTCCCTGCTCTCCTCTTCCACAGGAGCGCAGGGCTTTTTGCTTTCGTTGTCCATCTTTTCCTCCTCCCTCACGCACTCTTCGGCGGGTCGTCCACGTTCGTCCGGCTGGTGGCCAGCAGCGCTGCCCCTTCGATCATGTACCCCAGTTTTACCTGCACGTCCTCCGGCAGAGTCTTCATTTTGTCCAGCAAGCTACTGGCGTTCATCTCTGCGACTGACATTTTATCAACCTCCTCGTTTGTTATCGCTCTTAGAAAGTTTTCTATCTGAACTTTCCGAGTTTATTTTAGTTTATAATCTTACCTTTGTCAAGTGTTTCTTTGCGTTTCGTGTTGATTTTCTGAACTCGATGTGCTATAGTAGCGTCGAAGGGAGGTGAAAACCATGAACGAGCGAATCAAAGCCGCACGTAAAGCCCTCGGATTGACAATGGAGCAATTCGGTAAGCGTGTAGGTTTGAGCAAATCAGCCATCAGCTTGATTGAGAGTGGCAAAAACGGAACGACCGAGCAGACAGTTGCGTCTATCTGCCGCGAGTTTGGTGTCAATGGAATGTGGCTGCGCACTGGCGAAGGCGAGATGTTCGACCAGAGCACAGAATCTTCTCTTGACCGTCTGGCCGCCGAGTATCATCTGGATGAGCGGAAAAAAGCCATCATCTCCGCTTTCCTCAAGCTCAGCACTGCCGATCAGGAGGCTATCCTTCGCTACGTCGATTCTTTGGCCGCAGAGTTGTCTGTCTCGCCCCCGGCGCTGGACGTCGATGCCGAAGTTGAAGCCTATCGTCAGGAACTTCTTGCGCAGAAAAAAGCGGAGGTCGCTGTCTCTCCCTCCGCTGGTACAGCCGCCAACGCGGGCTGAAATAAGCCAAAAAGGCTCCTGTGCGTCCCTGCACAAGAGCCTTTTACGTTGCCAGTGCAACGAAACAAATTTTATGGCGAATTTTTGGTGATTTTGACACTTCCCATCCCTGCGCCTTTTCCTCTATGATTGTGAAAATATAGTTTTTGAGGAGGAATTGCTCATGCGGCTTACATTATTTGAAATTCTGTTCGGGGCTATCGTTGTTGTTCTGGCCTTTTTGCCGATTATTTTTTTGGTTTATCTCAAACATCATTCTGAAGTTCTAAAGAATTTTGAGCTTCGCCGAAACCGTCAAACTTTTCGTTATAAATTTTTTCTTATTCTTTTGGGTATTTCTATTTCTGCTTTCTACTTTTTAGTTTTCACATTAACTTTCGGAATGCTATATTTCCCAGTATTTCTAGCTTCTCTAGCAGGAACATTGCTTTCCGGATGGGTAATGTATCTTCTATGTAAAAAGTTTGATACTCATTCTTGCTCCACACTCCTAATTTCGGCTATTGTCCTTTTTGTATTCCTCTCAATCGACCTTCTTGCTCCCACTATTATGCTTGGGGGGTCTTTGTTCAATACCAACACTATTTACTCAATTTCTTTTGGATGTTTAACCATTTATGCGTTTTGGTTAAAGTTCCATCCTTTCCCACACACTAGCAGTTCCATAAAGTCTGTAGACTCCACTACTCCTTCCGAATCTGAGTCCTCCGTCCCTGCTTCCGATAGTGATAAAGGTTCTACTTCCACCATTGGCTGCCTTAAAGCTGATGTCTTCAGCGACAGCGAACTGCCTGTGGAATCTATTCCTGTTAATCTCGTTCCAGAATCAGTCGTTACCGTAGGCTCGCCCACTCCTACCGAAAACACCACTACCAAAAAAAGTATTCATGTGCCGAAGAAACTCATTCTCTTTACTAGCTTTGTTTTCATTTTCGCTCTAGGCATCGTTCTCGGCTATCTAACTGGAGGCGGCTATCTTTCTCCTGATTTTGTACCCAATTCTCCTTACATCCAAAAACTTCAAAAGGCCGAAAGTGATGCTTCTTCAAAGGGTTATAAGAAAGGTTATCATGATGGCCGCGATGATGGCTATATTGCAGGGAAAGAATACGGCTACAAAGAAGGTTACCACGAAGGCTATGATGACGGCGCTTCCGATGAGTTAGCTCTTCTATTGGACGACTACTTTGGCTAATCCACAGTTACCAATTTATGTATTGAATCGAGGTGATCATTTATGTCCACCCGCAGCCACCCCGAATCCGCCCGCATCATCCGGGAGGCACGGCAGGCCGCCGGGCTGACGCAGCTGGAGCTTGCGGAGAAGCTTGGTGTC